TATCAGAACTACTTGGACCTATATACGCCATGACTCTCCTATGTGCTTATACTATCTATATAACTTAACCATACGTTAAGTGATGCGTCTGTATCCGACACACATTTGACAATATCACCAGATTGAATAACGATTTTGGCGCCGCCATCAATCAATTCTATACTAGAACCTTGAGGAATGCTTACTCCTTTTACAATGTAAGAATCAGCTGATCCACCACTAGCTGTGCTAGTAATATAAACATCTGCTTGAATTGTTTGTGTTACTATATTTGTTAACCTTATTCCTATTAGAGCGTCGTCTGAGTTTGACGTAAGAATACTTCTCGCCGTAGTGCCAATATTGACATCTCCTGATGAATCAAAAGCTACTTTTCTTTCAAAATCCTGGGCCATTAATTATCCTTTACGCCACATCATCTATTAGAGCTGCCACAATGCAATTTGCACTTGCATCACCAGCATCACCAATATCAGATGAGATAGCATGTATATTAGCAACTGTCACTTGTGGAAGTCTTCCAAACCATGATTCACCTGCTCCTATAAAAATACCATCTGCTAAGTCATAAGCTGCTGTTCCACCGTCCAAGCATATTACTATACCATCTGCAGAACTTGTGTTCTTTATAAATAAAAATTTTACTTTATCACTTGTGCTAACTGCCGTCATATCAGTGTCTTGGTCTACTGCGGTATAATCAATAAATCTACCTGCAATTAAGTCTGCACTTGTAGTCGTGACAGATGTCAATTTGTAGTACCATTTGTCGTTCGCATCATCCGGGGTAACCGTCATTGAACCACTAATAGTTTTGGCAATTTCATCAGGCAATATAGTTGCTGTTAAGCTTATAGTTGCATCATCTGCCATTTTATAATCCTCCTAGTTTTCTAATCATTATATATCAGAGCGCAACGGACATTGCAATTACAAAGCCAGCTGAAGCGCCTGCTGTACCGCTAGAAGCCGATGTAATTCGACCTTGAGCGTCTACTGTTAAACTTGTATTAGTGTAAGAATTTGCACTAACCGCCGTGTCTGCTAAATTTAATGTAACATCACCAGATGAACCACCACCTGATAATCCTGTTCCAGCTGTTACGCCAGTAATATCACCTGTCGTAGGTGATTGCCATTCTGGTGCACTTGCTCCAGAATTCATAGCTAATACTTCGTTAGCTGATCCTTTAGCCAGTCTAGCCATTGTATTGGCACTGGATGCATATAATATATCACCAGCTGTTGTTAAAACAGACTGAGGTGAAGCTGCCCATTCTGGTGCAGCAGCACTGGAATCCATTTGTATAACTTGTCGTGCAGTTCCTTTAGCTAACCTTGCTGGTGTATTATTTGAGGACGCATATAATGTATCACCGGCTGTGGTTAAAACCATATCCATGGTTTTGCTTGCTGGAAAAGTACAAAAAACATCTTTTGTTCCCGCAGCAAAATCTACAGCTGAATCACTATTAGAACTTGAAATTGGAGTTGTTCTTGTTAAATTAGCACTAGATCCATCAAGTGTACCTAAACCTACCTCCCACTCAGCTGCTGTACGGTGTACAATAGCATAGTAAGTAGTATTAGAATTACCTATACCAGCAGAAAAAGTTTCAAATCCTGAAACTGCTCCACCAAGAGCTACTGCTCCTGTTGATGTAGTAGTTGTCGTCTCCTTGACGCGATCATTTAAGACTAAAGCCATAGTACTCCTACGCTAATCTTAATATAGCATCAGTAGCATCAAACGCTGGAAACTGAATAGTAAATGTTCCTGCACTAGCTGTTTTATCTCCGCCAAAGTTTAATACACATACAGCTTTATCACCCTGATCATCATTATAAATTAATGCGCCTCGAGCGGTAAAAGATGCAGTAGTCCACGATACATCTGAAAAATCACAACATGCTGTAGATGTTGATTTTAAAGCTGGGGTAACACTTGTAAGTGATGCTCCTCCTGCTGTGTATGCGGTTCCTGCTGTATTAGTAGTTTCACCTGTTGCGGTAGAATCATAAGCTGTCGTAGCAGCACTGATTGTTGCAGAATTGGTATAAAGAGCAATTTTAAATCCATCGCCAGTCGTAGCTGTAAAGTTATGCGTACCGACGAGAACTTCTTGCTTAAAGCTATAACAAACTGCAGATGTTCCAACTGCCATTTTATTGTCCTCCTTGAATTGGTGTTTTAATTGAACCTAACGTAGGTTCAAATGATGGACGAGGTACGCGAATAACACCTGACATGTACTCATCACGTCTTCCTCTTCCTTGTTGTTGCGCAGCAACCTCCTGTAAGGCGGTTTCATACGATTGTTGATAAAGTTGCAGCATTTCTACTGATCCTTTCAAAAACTTGAAAGCTTCAACAAGGCATCCATACAATAATAATGCTGGTGCGTTGTTACTTACCCAAGTGCTAGTATTACTTGAACTAAGACGAGTTGGTAATTTATTAAGTCCTAATTCACAATAATACGCCGCATCCGGTGTTGGGACTACGTATATCGTATTTTCATCCCATTGTGAATAATATTTTGGAGTACTTGTAGTAGCCCTATTTGGCCAATATTCATTCATAAATGTTACATCTCTTTGCTCCAAATATGTTCTAGCTCCACTACCTGCAGCAGGATAAATCATAACACTTCGTATAATTGAAAATTCTACTGGTGTAATACTTGTCCCTCCAGGTAATGTTAAAAATCCATTACTAGCTGTAAATGTTGCGTATTGATAAGATCTAAAAACAGGAAGGTCTAGATCTCTTAAAATCTTATTTTCAGTATGTTCTATAAAATCATTAATAATAGTGTCTGATAAAACATCACTGCTTGTTTCTGTATACTCTCTTATTTGTGTTACTAATTCACTATATGTTGTCATTATGCCCTACTATTTACTGGTCCTGCAGAAGACATAGAGCCTCCACCTACTTGTGTAGAAGTTGCTGCACTATTTACCACAAAAGTGTAGCTATCACTAATAGTACTACCTTGTGGAGATGTAGTATTAACAACAGTGATAGAATATGATCCATAAACTTTAGACCCATCATCATGAGCTCTCGCTGTTGTATTTCCTGGAGTAGCTCCATAAGAAGGAGCTGCACTTCCACGGGTTAACCCTGAAAGAGTATTGCTTGAAGTATCATTAGATGTATATTTAATTGTCTCACTTAATGATTCTCTAGGTACAGCTGAATTTGTTTTATCTTCACTAATAACAATATACCCACTTGAAGGAAAAGCAGATGAATCAGTTAAAACTATACTACTACTAGAAGATGTAAGAGCTCCATTTAAAGTTGTATTTAAATTAAAAACTGAAGGCGCTATACCACCTGTACTCCCTGAAATATCTCTTAACCGAACTGCATCGCCAGTTGATCTTTTATGAGAAATTTCCGTTACGGTTACAGTAGTTGTTCCTGCTGTAGATATAGGATTAATTCCTAATAAATTAGGAACTGAAAATTCTATTCTAGCTGGACGTGGATGTTGTAACGCTTGAGGATCAGGAGAATGCTCATGTGGCATTAATTGAGGAGCCTTTGGCTCATACTCACTTGTATGCACCCACATGCCATTCCATTCTTTAACCATTTCATTGTAGGGAAATTGTAATCCACTACGATCCGAAATAGCTAAAGCGTATTTTCCTTTAGCGTACGCCATCTATTAAATCCAAGTATATTTTTGTTTTCTAGCAGCTCCCACACCTTGCGTAGTTCCACTAACTTTACCTTTTGAAATTTTAAAAGGTGTTCCACCAGATTCTTTTCCTTCACTAGTTGGAGCGTTTCCTTTTGTAGTAACAGCTCCAGCTTTAACGGGATTAGGGATTGAAATTGATCCGCGATCACTCCAATTACCTTTTACTCCACCTTTACCATCTCTACTATTAGCAGTTTGGGAATTATAGTTTCTATTACTCATTGTTCCTCCTTTTTACATTGACAATCTGAACATTCACATTGTCCTCCGCAGCATGAACCGCCATTACTACAATGACATCCATGACCACATTTTTCACATTCGCCCATATTACCTCCTATGGGATATAGGCTTGCGCCGGTTTAACTCTAAAAGAGACTCTTTCTCTATTAGCATCAGCGGTTCTCTCAAATTCTTCATCATACACCGCTTTTAGCCCCGCAGTTAATTGTGGAGCCCTTTTTAAACTTATATAATAAGCTAATCCTGATATTAGACAAGGAAGAAAATAAAACGGAACATCCGCATTATTTGTATAATCTCCTGCATCTTGAATTCTATTTATATAAAAATATTTCATAATGTATGCTTTATCCGGACTTGGGTAAACAAACATTGTCATATCATTCTCAGGTCTTCCTGTTGAAGTAGATCCTCCAACAGTGACTTGTCCATTAATTAAACAATACTGTGTTGGTCTAGCATCCCCGGAAGAAGATTGCTCTTTCCTACTTAAATTCATATATTCAGTTCTTGAAATTTTGGTAATTGTAACATCAGTGGTATTACTATCACCTTCTAAATTAGTTGTAGCACCAGTTGTAGTTGTAATTACAGCATCTACAATATCAACAACCTTTTGATCAACTGCATAGTAATTTGTACCAGCAGTCATTGTTTGAGTAGCATAATCTATGGTCCATAAATTTAAACCACGATTAGCCCATTCTGAAAACATTAAGTTTAAAGAACGTCTAGCCGTTTTTAAATCATAACCCATTCGAACTTGTAGTCCACAGCGCTCGAATGCTTCTTCAATTATTTCCTCTATTGTAAGATTAAAGGTTCTACTGCCTGAATAAGCCATTTAACCTCCTAATCGTAACGTTTCAAAAGCTCTAGCATTACTGAACAAGTATCACCATTAGTGGTTGAATTAAATAAAATTTTAATTCCACCATCCCAATTTGTAGGTTTTGCATTAATCAAACCTCCAACACTACTAAAGTCATAATCCCCTGCATAAATTGCAGTAAGAGCCAGTTCATTAGTTCCTGAACTATTCCATTCTATTGTCATAGCTTTAGCTGGAGCAGTAGCTGAAACATTAAACCAAACACGGTTAATATCTAACCTTGTGACTGCTTGCCCATTAGTAGTACTATTGGAAAAAGCTGTTTTTGCAAATGTATAATCTTCAGCAGTTGTTGATGCTATTGTTGCAGTATAAGTAACGATGGCTTTTCTTTCACCATCAAATTGTATTGTTGCGTTTTCACTCATTTTTAATTCCCCTTGTAAAAGAGTGGGGTCATTACACCCCACTCACGGTTTATTTTATCTTTTAATTACGACCATACGTAGTTAGTCATTCCGTCTGTTACTCTTTGGCCAGCAATAGCGATATAATCACACCAAGCTGCATCCGCAGTAGTAGTTCCAGACATAGCACAAAACCACGGTGTTAAAGCTGAAGTTGGAATAGAAGTACTTGATGTAGTAGTTGTTACTTTAACTCTATCTACATAAAATTCAACTTCTCCAGTCCCTTTAACAATAAAGCCTAATCTTCGGCTATTTGTTATATTAGAACTTGATTCAGCTCCGTTTC